ACTTTTACTTCCATCATAATATTGCAAAGTATTTATGATAGTAGATAAAGATAAACAACCCATATACTTTTTTAAGATCGGATGCATTCTAAAATGTCGTTTTAAATAATTCAATTTGACGAAATCCTGCCCTAAAGTTGTAATTTCAGTTTTATCACCATTAGTACACGTCATACCTAGTGACTCAGCCGTCTTTTTTAACGTTTTCAAATTAAAAACTTCGGCTAAATAAGAAGGTGTTGCGAACACGTTATCATCACCCGTAACGTACGAAATAACATTCGAAAAATCACTCACATTAGCTTTATCTTTATTCCTAAATATAGTCAAAGCTGTAACAGCTTTATTTACTAAACAGTTTAATAAAAGAGTCAACCAAGTACCCGAAGGCATACCATGAGTAGTAGCATAAACTTCATCGCCAACCAAGACCATCGATCTAACAATCGTAGTAGCTAAAAAATCTAAAATATAAGAATATTGTCCTCTATATCTAGTCTTAATCCTATCAAATATTTCAAACATTATGCGAGCATTCAAGGTACCGTCCCAATTACCAAAATCAGCATCACCAATAATGGCACCTGCTTTCAAATTTGTAGCTAGTTTATGGAAATCCTTATAAGGGTTAAATCCGATACAGATACCAGTTTCGTGCATGTTTTTCTTAAAATGTTTAGCTAAGGCTCCACATATAACTTTAGTCCAGTAAATATGAGTAACTGGCATAACACGAATCGTTCTAGGCTTATTTGATTTTTCTTCATTTCTGAGTTCATTAACTTTAAAAACTTCTCTCGAAAGATAATCCTTTAAAACAGGCTTATTATCTAGAACTCTCACTCTAAAATCGTCAATCTCTTTTCTTCCGTAATCTGTTAATTCTTTATTCTCAAAATCGAAGAACATTTCCTTTTGTCTTACATGACCATAGCCGTTTGAAGTATCTTTCGCCATTGACGCCAATTCATCTCCAAATGCTGCTTCATCGAATGAGGTATCATCAAAAGTATTTGGCAGTATAGAGTCAATACAATCACCTATATAATTCAATTCTTCATCACTGACATAACCTTGCATCTTAAAAGTTTTTCTAGAAGTTTCTTTTAACTTACCTAAAGGATCATCTGTTAAATTAGGAGGTCTTCTATTATTAATCTTCTTATCTTCCAAATCTACTTGAGAATATCTATTAATAGTATCATCATGAATGGTACCTATCAACTTTCTCATTGGATCACAAACATCACGATGTAAATTCGTCGGTATCATTGGGACATTATTAGAAACCATTGACGTTTTA